AAGATTTTGTATTTACCACAAAAGGAAATAATTTAGGAATTAATTATAATTCTGGTGAACTTGTTTATGCAGGTCTAAACCATTTATATGAAGAAATAAATTGGTTTTATGCAAAAGATGGTTCTGAAAATGTTGATAGAGTTGTTACCTACAACTACACAGAAAATACTTGGACTACGGGTTCTCTTGCAAGGACTACTTGGCATGACTCAACTTTATATGATTTACCTTATGCAACTGAATTTAATAAAAGTTCAAATCCAAGTTTTCCAGTAGTACAAGGTGTAACAAATATTAATGGATCAACTAAATACTATGCCCATGAAGTTGGTAATAACCAAGTATCTTTTTTAGGTGCTAAAACTGCAATTGAAGCATTTATACAATCAGGAGACTTTGATTTATCCCAAGGAGGGGATGGTCAAATGTTTATGAGTATGAGAAGATTTGTTCCAGACTTTAAGTTGTTGACTGGTGATTGTCAAATTACAATTAACTTAAGAAGATTTCCTAGTGATACTGCAACCTCCTCGCCTCTCGGACCTTTTACAATTACTAGTTCTACAGAAAAAGTAGATACAAGAGCTAGATCTAGATTTGCTAGTGTAAAAATTGCAAACACATCAACAGACCAGAATTGGAGATATGGTACTTTTAGAGTAGATGTTCAACCAGATGGAATGAGATAATGGCAAGAGTAGATATAGTCATACCAGAACCTACACCAGTTTATACTGAAGATAATCAAAGGCAAGTTGCTCAATCTTTACAAACATTAAAAGATAAGTTAAACACTTCTTATCAACAAGAATTAAAAAATGAACAAGATACTTTTAACTGGTTTATATCATGACAATTAGATACAAAAGTGACACCTTCGATTTAACAACTACTAATATTACAACAGTTTTAACTTGTCCTGCTAATGCAACAATACTAGTTAAGTCACTACAAGCAAGTCACCAAAGTGCAAGTAATGTAGATGTTGATGCATATTTACAAAAGTCTGGTGGATCAAATGTAGAAATAAGTCATGCACAATTAAATAAAAGTTTTACAAATATGGTAAGTGAAACTTTAGCGATGGAAGCATCTGATGTTCTAAAAATTCAAGCAGACACGGCTAATGAAATTACAGGTGTTGTAAGTTATGCTCTTATAGACAGATCCCAGGAAAATGGCTAGAAAATTTAAAGACTTTGTAGTTCGAGATAAGCCTAAGAAAAGAGGCCCACGTAAACATAAAAAATCATTAAATAAAAATGAGAAACGTCAAAAGCGTACTCGAAGATATAAAGGCCAAGGAAAAGGCTAGACAAATAACTTTAAAAGTATTATAAAAAGTTATGACTGATTTACCTAAAATACCAGCAGTAGCAAAAGAAATTATTAAACATAAAAGAAGTGGAAAAGTTTATGCTAACAAAGCAGAGTTTGATGCAGATGTAGCTGATCCAAATACAGATACAACTGTCGATGATTTTAGACAAGACTTAGAAATTAAAGTTACTAAAATTCCTATGGGTATTCATACTAAAAAATAATGAAACCTAGAGGTGCTACTGAATTACAAATGGAAATGCTATATAAGCATGTTTCAAAAGAATTATTAGATCAAGTACAAATCTGTACATCCATACCGGGTAAAGTTCCATTAGACCCAAACAAACTTAATATACTTTGGCAAAAGAATTCTTATGATCAACCTAATCTTCAAGAATTTTTTAAGAATAAAGAAAGACATAAAGAATATGATTGGTATATTTTTAATAGTCATTGGAACTATGAAAAATTTAGATATTTTTTTGATATACCTACAGAAAAATCTATAGTTATAAAAAATGGTAGTGAGAATTTTCCAAAAAGAAAAGTTTATAAAAAAGGTGATCCTATAAAACTTATACATCATTGCACTCCTTGGAGAGGATTAAATGTTTTGTTACGTGCTATGCAAGAAATAAAAAACCCTAATATTATACTAGATGTCTACTCATCTTCTCAAGTCTATGGAGATGAATTTAGTAAAGTACACGATAAAGATTTTATGCCCTTATACGAACAGGCTAAAGAATTACCAAATGTAAATTATGTTGGCTATAAACCAAATGAATATATTATAGAACAAATGTCTAATTATGATATGTTTGTTTACCCAAGTATATTTGAAGAAACATCTTGTGTATCAGCATTAGAAGCTTTGACAGCTGGTGTACATGTAATTACAAATAACTTTGGTGCGTTATATGAAACATGTGCTGAGTGGCCAGTCTATATAAATTATTCCACTAATTATGAACAGATGGCTATTGATACTGCATCAGCTATAAATACTGCAGCTAATTATTTACATGAAGATTTTATTCAAGACCATCTAGATGAACAACAAAAATTTTATAAAAGGTTTTACAATTGGAACAAGAAAGGACAAGAATGGACAAGTTTTTTGAAAGGTGCTTTAAATGAAAGAAAATAATAAGTTTGTAAATGAGGACACATATCAAACATTGACTGAAATTAAAACTGAAAGTAATCCTTATGATAAAGCTATAGTCCCTTTGTGGAAAAAAGAAAAAAAAGAAAAAAAGAAAAAGGCTCCCTATTCGTTATTTATAGCAACCCCAGTTCATAGCGATTGTTCAATTCATTATGCTCAAGCACTACTAGAGCTACAGAAATATGCTTTAGATGCTGGTGTTGAAACTCAATTTTGTTTAATAAAATCTTCATTAGTAACTCAAGGAAGAAATCTTTGTGTATCTAGTTTTTTAGAAAGTAAACATACCCATATGTTATTTATAGACTCAGATATATATTTTCATACTCCATCTATTTTTAAAATGATAGAAAAGGACAAAGAAATAATATCTATACCTTATCCTCTTAAGACTATGATGTGGGATAAATTGTTTGATAAAATTCAAAGAGGTTTTGTTAAAAAACCAGAGGATCTTAAAAAATATCTTAATACTTATCCTATGAAAGTAGAAGACCCTAAAAGCATTATACTTGATAATGGCGTAATGGAAGTTACTCATAGCCCTACTGGGTGTATGCTAATTAAAAGATCAGTCTTTGAAAAGATGATAAAAAAATACCCTGAAAAACAAATTGTTCAAAAGACTGTTATAAATGGTAAGTATGTAGACAGACCCCATATGTGGAACTTTTTTGATTGTCTACATGATCCAGAAACAAAAACTTATCTAGGAGAAGATTTTAGTTTTTGCAAATTATGGAAAGATATGGGGGGTAAATGTTATGCTTATGTAGAAGCTGGAATAGTTCATATAGGAGAGCATACTTACGAAGGTCGTTTTGTTGATGAGTTGATAAGCAAAGACTAAAAAGGTATAATGTATGCTATAATTAGGAAAATAGACTATGGATCCATTTACAATAGCATTAGCCACATTTGGTGTACAAAAACTTAGAGGTAAATCTACGAAGAGAGCATTAAGAGATGCAGCCCTTGTTGGCGGTGGTTCTTATGCAGTAGGTGCGTCTGGAGTATTAGGTCCTGCAAGTACATTTGGACAAGGGTCTGCTTTTTCTTCATTAGGTTTAGGACAAGCCGCAGCAGGAAGTGGAGCAGCTCAACAAGCGGCTACATTACCTCAAATGAAAGCTGCAGATATTGCTGGGGCTCAATTTAGAACTCAAGCTGCACAAGAGGCAGCATACAATAGAGGTTTAGTTGGTGCACAAAAAATTACTTCAGGTGCAGTATCAGAACCTACAGGTATAAAAGCATTAATGGAAAAAGCTAAAAAAAATAAATTAGCAACTGCATTTACTGCAGCAACTGTATTACCATTATTAGGTGGTGATGGTGTTGAAGATTTTAAACCACCATTTACAGAAGAAGATTATAAAAAAGCATACGCAGAACAATCAGCAGCATTAGAAGGTGGATTTGAAACTCCAACAAATATTAGACCAACACGAGCACAGACTTATGGGTCAGATATGTTTTATGCAAACCAAGGTGGGTTAGCTACAGCGATACCTAAATATAATAAAGGTGGTGTTAATTACTTACCATCTAAATCTGATCATGATGAAAATGATGTTAATAATTATGTAAGAGCTGAAGGGTATGTTGAAGATGGTGCAGGTAACGGAGATAAGGATGAAGACACTATGTTAGCACAATTAGCTGACGGAGAGTTTGTATCTAGAGCTGATGCAGTGCTAGGAGCTGGTATTTTATCTGGAGGAAATCCAGAAGATTATAAGAGCATGAGAAAAGCGGGAGCTAGTTTTTTTTATGATCAACAAAAAAAATTAAAAAGAATTTACGATTTAGTTAATGCAAACACAAAAGAAAATTAAAAAAGGAGTAGAGGTATTATCTATACGACCTTCTCAAATAGAAGAGATATGGCCTTTAGTACATTTTATGATTTATGAAGCTTTAAATTACAGTGGTAGATACGCAGAACCTAATGATATTAAAAAATTATTATTATCTGGAGATAATCAATTGTTTTTAATATTTGGTTCAGAAGATGGAGTTGATAATAAAGTATTTGGATTAGCTACAACTAGAATATTTGAAAATCCAAATTTTAAAGAATTACAAGGTTTAATTTGTACTGGAAAGAAAATGGAATTATGGGAAGAAAAATTAATTAATATGTTAGAGTCTTTTGCTAGAACAAATGGATGTAAAAAAGTAAAAGCTTATATGAGACCAGGATACAAAAAAGTTATGCCAAAATATGGATATAAATCAAAACATGTTGAATTTGAAAAGGAGTTAAATTAAATGAGTATATTTGGAGGAGGAGGATCTTCTGGAGGTGGTGGTAGTTCTTCAGGAACACAAACTTCTATTGCTAGAGAAGCACCGGGAGTAGAGGCTAGAAAACTAGCATTATATGATGAAGCTGCAGGTCTTGCTAAAACACCAGTTAATTTACCTGGTATACAAGTTGCACCAATCTCTCCACTTGAACAAGCTGGTATAACTCAAGCTGGTACAACAGGAGCTGGAGCAACAACTGCTACTCAAGGTATTGCTGCATTACAAGCTGGACAACAAGCTCCAAACATAGCACAATTTTTTAATCCTTATCAATCATATGTTACTGATGAAATTAACAGACAAGCACAAATGGCTACTAACCAATTATCTGCACAAGCAGTTGGAGCTGGGGCTTTTGGTGGTGGTAGACAAGGTATTGCTCAAGCAGAATTAGAAAGAGCTAGATTAGCTCAAGTAGGTCAAGCTCAAGCCCAAGGTTTTCAAACTGCATTAGGAGCTGCTCAACAACAAAGAGCTCAACAGTTAGCAACTGGTCAAGCATTAGGCCAAGCTGGTTTACAACAACAAGCTATGTTCCAAGCAGACATTAATCAACAAATGCAGGCAGGTGCTCTGCAAAGAGGAATTGGTCAGCAGGCTTTAGAAGCACAAAGACAAACTGAATTACAAAGAGCTTATGAACCTTACCAAAGAATTGAATTCTTAAAAGGTATCATGACTAATTTACCAACAACACAGAGTACACTTACAGCAACCACGGCTCCCGGCTCTAATCCATTAGCACAAGCAGCTGGAACTGCTCTAGGCGGTTATGCAGCTTATAACATGATGCAGCCGAGGTAACTATGGATAAGGTATTAACAAGAAAATTATTTAAAGATAGATACTTTAAAAGTTTAAAACCAACTATAAAACATTTTCAACAAGGAGGTATAAGTGCATTATCTCCAAAAGAGAAAGCAATCTACGCAGCAACTTTAGCTGCACCCTTACTACAAGCAAAAGGTGAAGGTATTGGTCCTGCATTATCTGCATTAGGTGAAGGTGTTGGAAAACTACCAGCAACTATCTTATCAGTAGAGAAAGCAAAAGGCTCTGGAAAAGGTGTAAGAACTTTGGGAGAGTCAGAACTAAAAGATTATAAACTTCCAAAAGGAACTGTAGCTCAAATAGATGGAGCTGGAAAAATTACAGTTGTATCTAAACCATCCTCTAAGGAGTTGGAAGAGAGAAGAGGGTTTCAAAGTACTAGAAGATTATTAAGTGATATCGCAACAGATTATGTAAATTTAGGTAGACCAGTTGGTCCTGGAGATTTGAATAGAATAAGAGGTTTTTTTGGAAAAGCAGCAGGAACAGATTATGCAAAACAATATGCTGGTTTTAAAACAAAGATAGATCAAGCAACTATTTTCTTAACAAAAGCAGTTTCAGGTGCACAAGTATCTGACCAAGAACGAGAAAGAATTAAAGAATTAATTCCTCAAGTTGGAGATACAGAAAGAGTATTTGAAGCAAAAATAGAAGCATTAGAAAAATATTTAGGAACTGCTCAAGATATTTCTGAAAATACTGGGAGTAGCTTTCAAACTGCTATTGAAATAATCGATAGTCAAGGTGGAGTTTCACAATTTGTAGATTTTACTACACCAGTTGGATTTGAAAAAACTGCATCAGGTGCAATCAAAATAAACACGGAGTAACGAATGGCAGAGATAGTAGTAGCAGGACAAACATTCGAAATAAAAGGTACTCAACCTACTCCACAAGAACAAGTAGCAATTGATACTTTTTTACAAGCAAGAAATTTAGATGATGAAAAAACTGGCATTCAAGATATTGATGATGGTCAAGTTTTTATAACTCCAGAAGATATTTTAACAGATGCACAAAAAGGAAAATACAATCAAGACACAGAATCTTTTTTATCATCCCCTTCATTCAAAAGAATAATTACAGAAGTTGGCTTATCAATTGCTGGGGGTATTGCAGGAGCTGCGGCTGCCCCTTTTTCTGGTGGATCATCATTAGCTTTAACAGCTATATCTGCTGCAAGAATAGCTAGAATAGCTAGACCACTTTTAAATATAAGTGCAAACACAGTAGGTAAAATTGGAAGAGCAACAGTTGGGGCTGCAGCTGGGGGAGGTTCAGGTGCTGCTATTGCACAAGCTTTTGATCCAAAAGAAGACATTGTAAAAGAAGTAGCAAGAGGTGCTATTCAAGGTGCTTTTGGTGAAGTCCTTGGTTTTGGTATGGCTGGTGCATTGAGCAAAGGCTATAACAAAGTTGCAGGTCAAAAAATTCAAATGATCAAAGGTGGTAGAGCTGCTTCACAAACTATATTAAGACAGAAAGCCTATTACTCATTATTAGAAAAAGCTGCTGGAGGTCAAAAAATTACTGATGACTTAATCGCACAAACTCAAACTAAAATTGGTGGAAAAATTACAGACGAACAATTAAAGATTTTAAAAAACCCAGAACTAGCTTCTAGGAATGCTGAAAATTTAATGACTGAAAGAGGAGCAGATTTTTTTAAAAGAGTTGATCAAGGCACATTGACACCAGCACTTGTAACAGAAAATAATATGATTGATACTTTAGAAAGTATTATTGGTGCTTCATTTTTTGGTGGTGGTAAAATGCTTACTGCTAAAGAGGGGGCTCGATTAGGTTTACTTGGTTCAATGGACGAGTTTGTAGAACAAGTTGTAAAAGGAGTTGATAAGGATGTATTAGATCCAAATACATTAAACACTTTAATTCAAGCTGCAGTAACAAGAAGTAATGTTACCTATAATAGATTTTTGGATGATGGTTATAAAAAAATTTATCCAATATTAGCAGAAGCAACTGAGCAAACTGTAAATGGAAAAATAATACCTAAACCAGGATATGGTATTGATTTGTCTTGGGATGGGGTAAGAAAAAATTATGTATTTAATTCAAGAACAAGAAGAACTGAAGATGCGGTAAGTCTAAAAACACTACTATCACAAGAAGGTAGAAGATTAGAAAGATATAGACAAAAGGCAGGCACAGAAGATGCTGTAGATTTAATTAATGATTTAAAAACTATGCCTAATCAATCAACCTTTGGTGAAGTTTTAACTGAGTATAGACAATTGAGTAGAAATTTAAGTAGAGGGGGATCTTCTCCAGAATATCAACAAGTTGGAAGAGGAATACAAAAATTATTAAAAGCAGAATTAGATAAAATGCCTTTACCTCAACAAATAAGAGCTGAATATAATAAATTAAGTAACTTATCGAAAATGGGTAATGATATGTTTAATGACGGAATATTTCATCGTATCTCTAAAACTGGTATTGGACAGAAAAAAGTTTTAGATCAAATATTAGTAAAAGGTAAAAATGATGTAGCTGAAGATTTTTTAAGAAAATTAGATATGACTGATACTGGTATTGTTGCAGGACAAAAAGGGGCTGGTCAAAGATTATTAGAGATAGGGGAAGCAAATAAGATTAAGGACGGTATAAGAGGACAATTTATAAAAAAATTTATAGATGATTCTACAGACTTAAAAGATCAGTATATTTATTTGAGATCAGATAAGGCAAGAAATTTCGTAGAAAGAGATTTTAAAGAATTTATTGAAAAAGGTGGATTACTTACTAAAGCACAAGCTGGTCATTTAAAAGAATTTACCAATGCATTAAAATTTGCAGATGGGGCGATCACTGCTCCCGGTGCAAAAGCTGGAAGAGGTACTATATTTATTCAATTAAAAGAAATGGGAGCCTTAACACAAATGGGAGCTGTAGCTTTAGGAACTGGAGGTTATGTTGACCCTGGTTCTGCAATGGCTTTTGTATTTGCTCCAGCAGCTTTATCAAGAGTATTTACTAATCCAAGATTAATGAAATTTTTAATTGATGGAACTAAGGGGGCACAAGCTAGAAACTTTAATCAATTCTCAAGATTTATGGGTCAGTTTGGTTCTGCATTAGTATCAGAAGGTTTAATAGATGAAGAACAAAATTCTATGGTTCAAGCCAATATAAAAGCAAACGAAAATAATTTTGATAAAATATTTAAAGGTCAAATGCCAGATAATACTTTCTTCACTACTGAAGAAACATATAATCCAACTAAAGAAGACCCAATAGCTGTTGATTTAAATCAACCTCAAGCTACAAATGTAGCTGCAACTAGTCCAAGAAATACTAGTAACATACCTTTACCAAATGTTACTCCATCTAACCTACCAATGGGTGGTCAATCTAATACTGAATTAGCACAAGCCCTTAACCTTTTTAATAAGGGAGGAATAGTAAGTGCCAAGAAAAACTTCTAGTAAAGATAGTCTAGCTCATCAAAGAATTGATGACCACGAGAAGTTGTGCAGAATCATGCAAGAACAAACTAATAAACAAATCAAAGATTTACATACAGATGTTCATAGAATAGAAAAAATTCTTATATCTTCTACTGCATTTTTAATGACATCAATGATTGGAATAATAGTTGCTCTTCTATTCAAAGTATTCTAAAAGACCATGTGCGTCTAATCAAAGAAAATAACAAATTCATAATAAACGATTTAAAACTCGAAAAGAAATACCAATATAAAAAATATACTCGAGACAATGACCTCGGCTCACGGCACTATAATGTAGGTAACAAAAAGATACCAAGTGTTACGACTATACTATCTGCTACTCAATCTCCTGAAAAGAAAGCTGGATTAGATAAATGGAGAGAAAGAGTTGGCTACCAAGAAGCAGCTAGAATTACCTCACAGGCAGCTCTCAGAGGCACGGAGATGCACTATGTCCTTGAAAACTACATAGATGGCCGTGGCTACCTAAACCTATCTCCAGAGGGTGCCCAAGCACGACTCATGGCTCACGAGATAGTAAACAATCTTGACCTATTGAAAGAGGTATGGGGTAATGAAGTAAGTCTAGCTTATGAAGATAGATGGGCAGGTGCAACAGATGTAGTTGGACTTTATGATGATAAGCCTACAATCATTGACTTTAAACAAAGTAACAAACCAAAAAGAGAAGAGTTTGTAGAAGACTATTACTATCAGATAGCTGCATATTCATTAGCACATAAAGAACAATATGGTCCTATAACACAAGGCCTTATATGTATTTGTACCAAAGATATATTATACCAAGAATTTAAAATGAATGAATCAAAGTTAAAAGAGTATGAAGATAAATGGTTAGAAAGAGTAGATAGATATCATAAATCTAAAGCCACTTCTGAACTTGTTCCCCAAGAGTCTTAGCAGATAATTCTATTTTGTTTTCAAGATTATGTAATACCATTTGATCAATAGTATCTCTACAGATTATATCAATATAAGTGACTTGAGACTTCTGCCCTATCCTATGAGCCCTATCTTCACTTTGTTGTCTGACTTCTAAGTTATAAGAATTACTAAAATAAATTACATATTTAGCAGCAGTCAAAGTTAAACCATAACCACCTACTGTTGGATTACCAACTAAGAATCTACACTCATCTTTAGTTTGAAATTTTTCAACTGCTTGGTTACGAGCTTCAACTGAATCTTTACCATATATTGAAACAACAGAATCAACCCCATAAGTTTCAGCTAATTTCTTTTTGATACCCTCAATGTTGTGTACATAGTTAGCCCATATAATACATTTATCTTCACTCTCTTCTAAGATACTCATTAGTTCTTTTAGTTTGGCATTAGTTTTAAAATCAACAATATTACCATCATTAGTTTTTACAAAACCGTTTGCTACTTGTTGTAATTTAAGTAATTCAGTTAGCTTATTATTGTAAGATACTTCTTCATCTTTCATAATCATAAGTGCAGTAATTTTTAATTTTTCATAAGCTAGTCTTTGTTCTTCAGGCATATCAACATATCTTTGAACATACATTTTTTCTGGTAGATCTAGACAATCTTTTTTTCTAACACGATAAGAAAAGTTTTTAAGTTTATATTCTAACTCTTCTAAGTTCACATAATACTTAGGTATTTGAATATTGTATCCCCCTCTTTCGATACTATACATAACTGCATACTTAGATTTAAATACTGTAAAGTTATCATAACCTAATAAAGCTTTATCAAGAAAGGCACATTGAGAAAATAAGTCTAGTGGAGATTTAGTAATAGGGGATCCAGTTAATATTCTTTTATATCTAGCTAATTGACCTAGTTTAATTATAGCTTTAGATCTTGATGCTCTTAAATTTTTTATAGATGTACTCTCATCTAATATAATCATACTTCTCATACCATGCTTTTGAAGTTTAGATTCTAACCACTTCTTACCTGATGCATGAGATAACGCTTCAACATTCATTAAAATAAATGTAAGTTTTTTAGGATCTAATTTAAATGTTTTATCTTTGGTTACTTTCCAAATGTAAATATTGGTTTCCTCTGGGCAATGAACATCAATTTCTTTTTTCCAATTTTGGTATACAGAATTAGGTGCAATAACAAATACATAATTGATTCTTTGATCTTGAAATAAGTAAGCTGCATTGTCTATAGCAACCTTAGTTTTACCAGTACCCATTTCCATAAAGTAAGCAAAGTTGTAGGGTTTTGCTCCTTCAATTAGGGATTGTCTTTGATGTTTGAATGGTTTTGTTTTATAATTATACACACCAAATTATTTAAATTATTTGTTTGCAAAAATCAAATTAATAATATATTGATTCGGCACAAGGAGGTTCTTATGGACTTAGAAGCAGAATCTATCGTATCGGTAGATACTGGCATGTCGAAAGACATTGCCGACTCTTGCAATAAGTTATTGGAAACTCAGAAAAAAATATCAACGGCTGAAGAACAACTTAAGAAGTTAAAAGAAGTTGAGACAAACCTTTCTGAGCAAACAATTCCAAACTTAATGCAACAAGCAGGTATATCAATGCTTAAACTAGCAGATGGGTCATCTGTCGAAGTTAAGCCTTTCTATTCAGCTAGAATACCTGTCTCTAAAAGTGAAGAGGCTTTTAATTGGCTTCGTGAAAATGGCCATGGAGATTTGATTAAAAACCAAGTTTCTTTGGAATTTAAAATGAAGCAAGATAATGAAGCTAAAGCACTTGTAGAGGAGCTGAAACAAAAGGGACTTGCAGTTCAACAGAAAACATCTGTACATCCAAGTAGTCTTAGATCATTTGTAAAAGAACAGATTCAAGATCTTGGTAAAGATGTGCCAGCTGAATTGTTTGGAACTTATGTTGCAAATAAAACTAAAATAACCACGAAGGAATAATCATGACTGATAAAAAAGAAATGACGACTAAAAAAGATAACCTTCCAGCTGCTATTAATTTAGAGCAGATGGCAGGGCAAGGTCAAGAGTATGTAACAGCTCGAGACCAAAAACTACCAATCCTAAAAATACTATATGCTAACTCTCCAGTCTTAGATGAGACTGATGGTAAACATGTCGAGACTGCTAAGCAAGGAGACATTTGGAGTGAAACATCTGGTACAGTTTGGAAAGGTAAGCAAGGATTAATAGTAGTACCTTGTCTTTACATAAACACTTTTAATGAGTGGAAAGACAAAGGGGATAGTCCAGGAAGACCTGTTGGTATTCATACTGATCCATCTATTATGTCCCAAACAACAAGAGGTGCTGACAACAAAGACCGATTAGAAAACGGAAACTATGTTGAAGATACTGGTAATCACTTTGTTTATATCTTGGATGAAAATTATAATCCAATTGAACAAGCTTTGATTACTATGAAGTCTACTCAAAAGAAAAAATCTAAGACATGGAATTCAATGATCATGTCTAGAAGAGCACAAGGTAAGAGTGGCATGTTCAATCCACCATCATGGTCTACTGCTTATAAACTAAGCACAACCAAAGAGTCTAATTCACAAAACTCTTGGTATGGATGGGTTGTTGAGTTTGATAAGTTTTTAAATACTCAAGAACATTTAAAAGCTTTAGAAACAACTCAAGCGTTCTATCAAAGTGCTATGAAGAGTGATATTTTTGGTAAAGTAGATTTTGCTCAAGAAAATCAAGCACAAGGAAATAATAGTCCAGATAAAACTAACGTTCCGTTTTAATCATGGAACAGGAGCTCTTAAAAATATTTGAGGGTAATTCTGAACTGTTCATTACTACCTCTCTAACTGGAGAGGTAGATGAACGGGGCAAGACAGTAGGCCAAACACTCACGGTCCACGAACCAGTTACTCCTCAAATCTGGAAGGAACATTTAGAAGGTACGAAACGAATAGGTATTAAACCTGAAAAGGATGACCTATGTAGATGGGGTTGTATTGATATAGATCCACAAAGTTATAAAGATTATTCACAAAAAAAAGTTATAGATATTGTAAGAGATAACCAACTACCTTTAGTACCAGTTAGATCAAAGTCAGGTGGACTTCACTTGTTTTTATTTTTAGACGGTTGGTATGCAGTTAAGGATGTTCTTAAAAAATTAAATGAATGGAATAAAAATTTCTTTCAAGCCTTAGAAGTATTCCCAATGAATAAGTGTATGAATATGCCTTACTTCAATATGAATGCTACTACTGAGTTTGCATACAATGAATCTAATACTCCAGTAATGATTGGAACCTTTATTGAAATAATTAGAAAGAAAACTTTATCTTTAGAACAATTACAAAGTATAAAAGTAAAAGAATATGAACCAGAGGAGGACTGGAAACATTATCCACCTTGTGTCCAAAAAATGATTATGGATAAATGGTCAGGCAATCATCGTAATGATTTACTTTACAATGTTGGCGTTCTCGAAATGAAAAAGTCTGATGGCAAAATTACTATTGAAGAAATGCGAACAATACTTCAAAAAAGAAACCAAGAGATATTTGTTACTCCAATGGATCCTAGAGAGATAGATAACTCTGTAGCTAAATCTGTAATTAAAAAAGATTATAATTATAAGTGTCCTCCTAAGCTTGGGGCTATCACACCAATATGCAACAAAGATTTATGTAAATTTAGAAAGCTTGGTATAGGTTCACAAGTACCAGACTTGATAGATGACTTTGAGGATATTGAATTTATTAGAAGTACAAAATCAATTGAGTATTCATTTAAATTTCAAGGAGAAAAAATAGTTATTAGTCCTGAAGATATGAAAGATGAGAAATCATTCAGAGTAAAACTTTTAAGATATGGTATCTATTGGGTAACTCTACCTAGACCTAGAAGTGGTCCATCCCCTTTCGAAATGCTTATATCAACTATTGTTAAGAAAGCAGTAGAGAATGAGAAGATGAAATTTGAAGATACACTTGGAGAAGAGAAATATAATTTTCTTAAAAAATTCTTTGAAAGCCATATTGAGGAAGATGACTTCGATAAGCTACAAGATAATTATGTGGTCTTAGATTCTAAAACTAATGTTTGTTATTTTAAAAAGATTACATTTGAAAAGTTTTTAGGTAATGATAAAACATTTAAAAGTGCAGCAGAGGCTATGCATTTACTGGGTTGTGATAGAATTGATTATCATGAAGGTGTTAAGAATGTATGGTCTGTAGAAATGCCTAAGTTTGTAGATTATAAAAAAGCAACTAAACCAAAAGAAAAGAAAACAGTATCGGAGATGGATGAAGAATTCCACACAGGAAAGTTTAGAACTTAAAATATTAAAAGATCTTTACCGTAAAACTATAAAGATCTTTGGTCCACCCGGTACAGGTAAAACTTATACTTTAATTGAAAAGGTTTTAAAAAATTATTTAAGAAAAGGTATCAAACCTCAAGAGATAGCTTATTTATCTTTTACAAACAAAGCAGTAAATACTGCAGTTAAAAGAGCAATGGAATCTTTTCCAAACTATACTACTGAGGACTTTTCTAGATTTAAAACATTACATACATATTGTAGAAGATATTTTCCAGAAGAAGTATTTGATCCTAAAGATTGTACAATTGATTTTGCCCTTCAAACTAAAGTTATTAAATCGAGTGATAAAAGATTAGCTGATGATAACTTTATGTATAAGGATTGGTCATTAGGTGTATATAGTAAAGCTAGAAACTTGTTAATAACTCCAGAGGAAGCTTACAAACAAGAAGCTTATAAAAGAGATTCATTAACTGTTTTTTTAAGAAAGATAAGTACTTATGAACACTACAAAGTTGGTGGAGGAGAAAGATCATTTATAGATTTTGATGACATGATTGAAAGAGCTATCAAAGAAGTAGACTTTCCATCACTTAAAGTTTTAATATTAGATGAAGCTCAAGATTGCACACCTCTTCAATGGTCGGTGATATATAAGATGGCTTCTAAAGTTAAAAGAATTTATTTAGCAGGAGATGATGATCAGGCTATATACAAATGGAATGGAGCTGACCCAAAATATTTTACTCAATTTTTTCCAGGCCGTAAAGTAAAGCTAAGAAGAACTCAAAGGTTCGGTGAAGCTATACATAGATTCTCACAAGTAATTAGAAGAGGTATTAGTGATAGTGAAGAAAAAGAATACCTACCGGGAGGAAGTAAAGGCTTTGTTAAAGCTTACCTATCATTTAAGGAAATACCTTTTGAAACATTTAATGAAGATTGGTACATATTAGGACGTATCAATGAAACAGTAAATGAACTTAGAATGTTAGCTAAAGATGCTGGTCTTTATTACAAAGATAATAAGGGCACAAAATGTTTTGACCAGAAACAGTGGGAAGCAATTAAAGCTTGGACTACAATTACAAAAGATAAAAGTATTGATAAGAAAGCTGCTAGGAATCTGTATAAGTATATTAGAGAACTAGAAGATCCTGCTTATAGATTAGATAAATTTTGGAGAGAAGAACCAGACTTTAGAGAATATAATTTTCAAACATTAAAAGAGTGGTGTGGATTAACCTTAGAAGATGATCAAAAAAATAAACCTTGGTATTGGATATTAAGAAGAAATTTTAAACCAAGACAAGTAAGACACTTTATAAGATTACTTAGAAGATATGGACAGAAAGAATTAGATAAGGATCCGTTAATAACAATTGATACAATTCATAGTGTCAAAGGTGGAGAAGCTAATCATGTTGTACTTTATGGTAAGGGTAATTACCCATCTGATTACAAACATAAAAATAAAAAAGAAAAAAGTGATGAAAGAAAGGTTTGGTATACTGGTGCAACTAGAGCAAGAAAAACTTTACATTTATTGAGATCTGACTATAAGTTTAACTATCCGATTGGACAAGACTATTTAATTTATATACAGGAGAAAAATGCCAAGTAAAAATATGTTCGATGAAAACTTTCCTAATGATAAACAAATTGGAGGATCCCACTATAAGCAGTTTGTAATTCAACCCTGGACATTTATAAGAAAAAATAATTTAAATCCACTACAAGCAAATATAATTAAATATGTATGTAGATATTTATCTAAAGGTAAACCATTAGAAGATTTAGAAAAAATTAAACATTATTGTGATTTAGAAATTAAACATCTTAAAGACCGTAAGAATGAAAGCAAACAAAAAAATTAAATGTTCAAAGTGTGATAAAGATGCAGTTATTATTGAAAACAAAATTTACTATTGTGGTTCTTGTGCTGTCAAGCAGTTTATTGATGGGGTGCATAAAAGATCTAGATTTAAACCCAGCAACAACAGTAGTCAGAACACTGTTAAAAGGAAATAGCCAATGAGTAACGGATTGCAATTAACACTTACATTTAAAAAATCAATGTGGAATACACCTAGTGAGTATAAGGATTTATCTGGTTATAAAGAAATAGCTATTGACTTAGAGACTAGAGACGATGGTATTAATGAAAGACTTGGAGCTGGTTGGGCTTTAGGTAAAGGTGAGATTGTAGGGTTTGCAGTAGCCGTTGAAGGATGGAAAGGTTATTTTCCATTTGGTCATCTAGGTGGTGGCAACATGATACCTGAACAAGTAAAAAAATATATGAAGGATGTATGTGCCTTACCTAACACTAAAATATTTCATAATGCTCAATACGATGTGGGTTGGCTAGAAGCATCTGGTATCAAGGTTCACGGACCTATAGTTGATACAATGATTGCAGCTGCATTAATAAATGAGAATAGATTTTCATATTCTTTGAATGCATTATCTGTAGATTATTTAAATGAGATAAAAGCTGAGACAGAACTAAGAGAAGCTGCAGCAGCACATGGTATAGATCCAAAAGCAGAGATGTGGAAGTTACCAGCTGAGCATGTTGGTTATTATGCAGAACAAGATGCAGAACTTACATTGAAACTATGGCAAAGATTTAAACACGAAATAGCTCAACAGAGCTTAACCACTGTATGGGAAATGGAGCAGCAACTGCTTCCGATATTAATAAAGATGCGTCAACGAGGTGTGAGAGTGCAAGTGGAAAAAGCTGCAGAATTACAAAAAGAAATGAAGCTCCAAGAAAAAGAAATACTATTGGATATACAGAAAGAAACAGGAATAGAAATAGATATTTGGGCACCCCGCCAGATTGCCAAAGCTTTTGACAAATTGAAGTTAGAATATCCACGAACCGAAAAAACAAAAGAACCTTCCTTTACACAAAATTGGTTGATTAATAATAAAAACAAAATAGCACAACTAATTGTAAGTGCAAGAGAAGTGAACAAATTTCATGGAACTTTTTTATCCTCTATTATGAAATACCAAGTTAATGGGAGAATACATGGAGAGATAAATCAGTTAAGAGGAGATAATGGAGGGACTGTTTCTGGTAGGCTTTCAATGAGTAATCCAAATTTACAACAAGTACCATCTAGAAACAAAGACTTTGGTCCTAAAATAAGAAGTCTCTTTATCCCAGAAGAAGGGCATAAATGGGGAAGTTTTGACTACTCACAACAAGAACCTAGAATGACTGTACATTATGCAGCTTCTATTGGAGATGGTTATGAAGGATCAAATGAATTGGTAGAAGCTTACCAAAATGCAAGTGCAGACTTTCATCAAACAGTTGCAGATCTAGTTGGTATAGATAGAACTCAAGCAAAAACAATTGGCTTAGGCTTGATGTATGGAATGGGTAAAAACAAATTAGCTAATTCTTTAGGTGTTAGTAAAGATGAAGCAAATGAATTAATTATTAAGTACAATAAGAAAGTACCCTTTGTTAAAAAACTTTCAGATAGATGTAAGTATGCAGCAGATGAGAAAGGGGTTATTAGAACTAAAAAAGGTAGGAAATGTAGATTTGATATGTGGGAAACAAGAGACTTTGGTTTACATCAGGCAGAAAAATATGAAGATGCAGTAGCCAAGTATGGTAAAGATAATATTAAAAGAGCATATACCTACAAAGCATTAAACAGATTAATTCAAGGATCTTCAGCTGATCAAACAAAACAATCAATGTTAGATTGTTATAATGCTGGTCATCTACCTATGTTACAAATACATGATGAACTTTGTTTTAACATTAAGGATGAAGCACATGCAAAAGAGATACAATCTTTAATGCAAAACACAATTGAATTTAAAGTACCAAGTGTAGTTGAATATGGACTTGGAGAAAGTTGGGGAGATGCTAAATAAAAAAAATATGCCACATAATAACCAGGATATGATTGCTTATGCTGCAGGATTATTTGATGGTGAAGGTAATATAAATTATGCACAATATAAATGCAAAAAAATAAAATCAAATAAAATATATTTAAAATGGAATGTAGCAATGGAAATTGCCATGACTGATTTAGATTGTATAAAAAACTTTTATGATATTGTTAAAGTTGGTTCTATTCATTTCAAAGGGATAGGTAAGGGTTCATTAGGTAAAAAAGATCAATGGAGATGGAGATGCTCACATCAAAAAGCATTACACTTAGCTAAATTATTTTTACCTTATAGTATTACTAAGAGACCAAAATTATTACAGATTATAAATCATTATGAATTTAAAAAGCCGACAGAAGCCCTAGGTAAAAAGTTTCCTTTTATAAAACCTAAGAAAAATTAACTGGCTGCAGCTAAATTTTCTTGTACATCCTGATACTTAAGACTATTTCTTGTAGACTTAATATCAGACTCTATCCTAAGCATTTCAGTGTTACATCCACCATGGGTCATTAACTGGGCTGACCACTTATGCTCAAGGTGTTGAAGTTGTTTCAACAACTCTATCTTTTTGGGACTCATTTTCAAGTTCCTCATAAGTTATGTGGGGAATAGTGTTGCCAGTAAAGCCATCAACGATTACTTCAACTGAACCATCACCCACTAGTTCGGACAACTTAAGTATTGCTTCATTGCTATCGGCAGCATTGACTACATGGTCAATGGACTGTCCTCCCATACTAGCTTTGATACGATAAGCCGTCATAAGATATTATAAGATATTTCAAAGGTTTGGTCAATATCTAAGCCTTCTTGGGTAATAGCTAGACATTGTGCCCTATAAGAGGTCATAGAGCCCTTGTTTTTAACTAAGACACTATTAATGTTACCTCCATAGTAATTAGCTAAAGATCTGCATTCTGAAGCATCTGAGAGGTTATCATGGAGTGTTTGACCACATTTTTCCCCCTCATTATGGGGTATAAAACAAAAACTAGTTAACATTACAAATTTTAAAATGGTCATATGGTTTTATAAGCTTTTTTAATTTAATTACAATTTTTTAATTGACTTTAGTTTTTATCCCATATATTTAAGACTACATGAAACTAAAAAGCAAAAGCACTTTACTAGAGAATATCATAACTGACTTAGATGAACAATTGGCAGCAATACCAACACATGATGTTGATGGTAGCCCAATAGAAGATTCATTACATTTCGATATGCTTATTGATGGTGTGGCAAATATTTCTTTTTCTGAAGATAGTGGTTTTAGAAAACATTATCCAATAAATAGAACCATTGCTACTCTTCTAGTAGAAGACGAACTATACGAAAAAAACAATCAACCAAACAAGGAGGACTTAGATGTCAAATAATAATATACTACCAATCGGTCAACAACCAGAAGGTGATCTAGATTCTTTAGGAAAACTTGAAGAAGCAGTTAAAAGTCTTATGAAAAATATAGATGAACTTCAAGCTAACTTAAATAAATTAACAGAAGAAAATAAAAAACTAAAAGCTTTAGTTGGTATAATAGATGAGGCATCAGCTGAAGGAAGGGAATTAATATAATGGATATAGATAAATGGAAGTCAGTCGCAATTAAAAAAACAGATTACGATTTGTTAAAGGGGTTATGTAAAGAAAAATTTAGAGCTCCCGGTGCAATGATATCAAAAATATTAAGTGATTATATTGATCATCAAGCAAGGAAACAAAAAATTCCTAATGCAACGTTTCGTACAAAACTTATAAATGGAGATGCAAATGTCGGATCCAAAAGAAATAAAAGCTAAAGAGTTTTTTACAATAGAACTTGATCAAAAAAGTAATAATGTAATATTGTATGTTAATGGAGAGTTAAGAAATAAAATACATACTATCAAAGCAGAACCTTTATTTGATAGAATGCTTAAAATAGCAAAACTTAAATTTCTTAAAATGAGAGATCAGGTTGAACAATAAACTTAAGGTATTAGATTTATTCAGTGGTATTGGAGGCTTTAGTTTAGGTCTTCATTCCACTGGTATATTTGATACAGTAAAGTTTGTAGAGTTTGATAAATTTTGTCAGAAAGTTTTACAAAAGAATTTTAAAAATATACCAATAGAAGGAGATATAAGAAATGTCAAAGGACAAGAATTCGAAGCAGATGTCATTACTGGAGGATTCCCATGCCAACCATTCAGTGTTGCAGGAAAACAAAAAGGAACAGATGACAACAGATATCTCTGGCCAGAAATGTTTAGACTCATTAAAGAGATTAAACCAGAATTCGTTATTGGGGAGAATGTGCAAGGCCTTATTAACCTCCAAGACGGCATGGTACTCCGACAGGTGCAAGACCAATTGGAAGGTGAAGGTTTCGAAGTCCAATGTTTCCTTATTCCAGCTTCAGGCATCGGTGCTTGGCATCAAAGAAACAGAGTCTGGATTATTGGCCACTCCAAACACAATGGATTACTTGCCTCCGAGAAGCGTTCAAGGGACAAAGAAATTAATGGAGGGTCAAAGAAAGGGCAGAACCAAACCATCGAATCTGAGAGAACAAATGGATCCACAAACAATGGCAATGTATCCAACACCAGCAGCGAGTTGCAATATGGATGTAGTAGCCCCACCAGAGACAGTGAAAAAGAATTCATCAGGTTGGAGTGTAACGAGGGTTGGGACTGGCAAAAAATTCGGAGCAAAGTTGAACGATGTAGTGAACAAGATAGAGAAGGACAAAATGTTTCCAACACCGAAACAAAGGGATTACAAAGACGCAGCATATCAACCGACTTGGAAAGACAGTCTAGAGAAAAATTTACCGAGAACAGTACTGAAGGACAACAAACCTGGTGGCAGACTCAATCCAACATTTGTGGAGTTCCTAATGGGATTTCCAAAGAATTGGACAAAGATAGATCCAACAGAATAAAAAGTTTAGGTAATGCAATCGTTCCACAATGTGCAAGAATCCTAGGTCTTGCTATAAAACAAGTTCTAATCGAGGAAGATAGGTTATGATTTTTTTAATGAATGTATTACTAATTGCTTTGATTTATGGTTTTATTATATTTTTATTAATGCTTTGGAATAATGAAAAATCGTAAACTTATATGGGACAGTCCTATAAAAAAAGTTATTGAAAACGTTTTACAATTTAATAATATTTATACAAATTAACTAAGAGGTTTAAATGACAAATGATTATAGGGTAAAAATAACAATAAGAAATGAACGAATATTAAAATTAATTGAGGATAAAGGTTTTGTTAGTGTTAGAAGTTTTGCTAACGCACATAACATTTCTTATCAACAATTAACAGAACTAGTAGCAGGTAAGGTAAAACCTTTTACTGAAAATGGTATTATGATTCTAGTGTGTAAACAAATGTTAGAAGTTCTCAATGTAACTTTAGAAGATTGTTTTACTGCCAGACAATTAGAGGGATTTAATCAAAGGTCTTTTGAAATTAAAGTTAAAGAACAAGATCTTAAAAAAATTATTAATCCTACTAAAAATCAAGAAACTAAAATGATTGAGCAAGATGCTAAAAATAGAATACGTTACGCTATTGAAATAGGTCTAAACCATAGAGAAGCTGCCATGCTTAAAATGAGATTTGGTTTTGATGATGGTAATGAACAAACTCTAGATCAGATAGGCCAAACTTTTAATATATCTAGAGAAAGAGTTAGACAGATCGTTGCTAAAGCTAAACGTAAAATGAAACACCCTAATGTTATGAGAAAAATACTTCAAACAGGAGCTGATGAATTATTTGGTATTAAAAATTTATCTCCAAGTTTAAAAAGAATAAAAAAAGAAGATGAACATAAATTAGAGTATATGGATCCAGATGATTTTTTAGATTTATGTCATGCAAAAAATACAAATAAATTAAATTAATGAAAACAAAACTTTTATATAAAAACGCAATGAAGCGTTTTAGCCATTGGCTAGATACTAATAGTGTTGCTACTCATCTTTGGAGTGAGTACAACCCTATTGGTAAAATATACTTAGGCCTTGAGAGAAGACAACAAGCAGCCAATGAAAGAGATAAGTTTGTTGAAGATAGAAGAAGAAAAAGACCTAGATGGAAAAGCATGTATTTAAGATACGAACAATCTTCTAAGGCATTAGACTTAACTAATTATATTTTAAAAAGATATTTAAGAAAAAAATAATTTCTAGTCCCTTGTACCCACGACCCTAAATAGTTTATAATTAAGACTTGCATGAAAAGAATTTTTTTTATATGAGTATTAGTAAGTACAACTACAAGAGCTGTATAGATTGTAAGGGGAATGGTTTTATAATTACTCCTGAATCTAGAAAAATAGTTTCTTGTATTATTTGTAATGGATCAGGAAGCACGTCTCACGGACCAAAGTCAGAAGCAGAGCAGACTTTATTATTTAAAATAGCATTGGATTATATTAATGGCAGAGAAAAAGGGTGGTATCACTGATTTAACAAAGCTGAGTGTGTTGGCAGCTGGGAAACTTACGCCTAGTCAATTCAAGTTATATCAATCAACTATTTTTGCTTTACTCAATGGAGTTCAATTTGGTTACGTTGAGCTTGGTCCACAATTTCTCCATGATACCAATGACATATACAGTATTCACAGTAAACCACAAAAAAATTCAAAGACAAAGAAAGTCACAGTTAAAATAAAAAACAGTAAGTCAAATGTAATAGATTTCAATTCTTATAAAAGAGAAGATGTTATTGTATGAGAATGGATAACTATACTAAAAAAGAAATGACTCAAGACTTCAAAGATATTAAAGAACATATCCGAGAAGAATCACTTGAAGGTGCAGCCATCACAATATTGATTGATGATGTCCATGAACATTACGAAGTCGCCAATCGTTGTAATTTTAAAAACTCGAAAGGCCATTATCGTGATCTACTCTCCAGACTTGTTAAGACTTATGGGCACTAATATTGCTCAGGATATTATCTCAGAGACTCATGTATGTAATGAGCAAAAACTTTGGAGACATGTAATCTTAAATGCATTCGAAGATGTAAGGATGTTAGCAGGAGATAGAAAGAGTTCTTTAAATAAATGTGATGCTCATTTCTGGATATCAACTTCTAAAGACTTTGAACAGATCTGTTGGTGGGCTGGTTGGGAACCAGATAATGTTAGATACAGGTATACCAAAGCTTTAAAAGAAGGTTTGATTAAATTTAAAAGAAGACATTTTCTATGGCACGAATACTCAAAACTATTTGAGAGATTGAAGGTGTTGGTGAATAAGGATGAAAGAAAAGAATTAAGAAGGCAGGTTGAGAATAAACGTAGACAAATCATGGACGCTGATAATGTCTACGTTCATCACGATATTTTAGATTAGTCATGGTGGGTAAAAGAATTTTAACTTTGAGGGCAGGGAGCAATCGCAGCCCTCAAAGAGACAAGGAATCATATAAAGTATATGAAACATGTATTACTTATACCATTTTATGAAAATAAATCAAAACTTATTTGAGACTTTAATTGATGTAGGATCAGGGCTATTGTTATCAACATTAATACAGCTCTGGATATTTCCTCTGTTTGGTATGTATCCAACGGTCTGGGAAAGCTTTCATATAGCTGTAATTTTTACAATCATTAGTATATGTAGATCTTGGTTATGGAGAACCTTCTTTAGATCTAGGCCACATACGAAACAAATAAAAAATATGTAACCTAGATTAACTAACAAAGAGGCAATAATTAATATCAAACTTATTACCAAATTAAGTATTAATCATATCAGCTGCAATTGTCAAACCTTGGATCGTGATTCTTGGTAATAGTTGGTAAGAATGATTGTCTAGCGAAAAATTATTTTCTGAAAAGTGGTGTGGGTTCTGTGACCTAGACCCTCGGATCACGGCCCTTGGTTCTTTTTCCTAGTACACTTCCTTACAAACATTTTATTTTTTTTTTTTTAAAACACGCCTTTTTTAAGCAAGTTCTGGGAAAAACGTTGATATACAACACTTCTAGAGCATTTTAGACCAGGAAAACACCAGGAATTTCCCAGGAAAATATCATCAGTTTTAGGAATATGGCAGAAATATGAAACAGAGAGGCCATTTTGTGCTAAAAAAATTTTATTATTTTGTTTCTATAGAAGTGTATTGGGAGAAACTTGTGGTAGTATCTGGTCAAGAAATGACCAAAAGGAAAAACACATTAAAATCTACTGCCGAACTAACACTTAAACAAAAAGCCTTTGTTGATATATACGTTAGTAATTGGGGAGAGATTACTAAGGTTGAAGCTGCTAAAAGAGCTGGCTATCAATCCAATAAACCTGAAGGTCCCACAGAAATTGCAAGTAGATTAACTGATCCCAATAAAAACCCACATGTAGTGCGTTATATGGAAATGAAGTATAACCAAGAACTTAAAAAACATGAAGGTGACAAATTAAAAAAATATAAAAGATTTGAAACTTTAAGTAAAAAAGCAGAAGATAAAAAACAATTTTCTGTAGCTGTTAATGCAGAGTATAGATCTGGACAAATGGCAGGTATGTTTGTAGATAAGAAAGAAGTAACACATGTTGGATTGGAGGGAATGAGTCGTGAACAACTTGAAAAAAGATTATCAGAGCTCGAAGGTAAAATCGGAGAAGCAAAAGATATCATTAACGTCACGCCAGACAAAATTGCTGAAGGAGGGTAACTTCATGACAGTTTTTAATGAGATTCATAACCATCACTTAAATACATCTGTTGGTATTGTTTCAATTTTAACTGAAAATAAAAATGAATAGTTGACTATCTATATGGCAAAAAATGAACAACTGACTATCTATATGGGATTTATTTAATGAGCAGACCTAAGAAAAAAAATAAAAAAAGACAAAATTCAAAAATTCTAAATTTTGATTTTAAAAATTTAAGTAATGATATTTCAGAATATCCTTATGTTGAGATTAAATGGGCAGATATAGAGGGGGATAGTGGTTGGTCAGATACTAAAAGCCTTAAAAATTCTAAATTACCTATATGTGTATCTAAAGGTTATTTATTAAATCAATCTAATGGAATTACTAAAATATTTACTGATTATATAGAGACTAAAGAAAAACCTACATTTGATAATATTGGCAATACCACAATCATTCCAACAAGCGTAATACAATCTATAAAAAAAATTAAATTATAATCTTGTAATTAAATTTTTTATCTATATCTCTAAGGCATGGATAAATTTTTAGCATTTTTAATCAGATTAATAGTTTTTTATCCTATCCCTACCCTTATAATCATTGTTTTAATTGCCTTTTTAGGCATTAAATAATCATTTGACAAAGTAATCTATATCCTATATTCATGGGATATTAACAATTAACAAAGGAGCAAAAATGGGATTTGATATAACTGGTTTAAATCCAAAAAACCTACATTTAAAAGAACCAAAAAGACCAGATAATTTGTGGGAATTATCAAAAGAAAAACAAGAAAAGTATTTTGAAAAAAGAGATGAGTACACTTCTCAATCTGGTACTTATTTTAGAAACAATGTTTGGTGGTGGCGACCACTTGCACATTATGTTTTAGAAGAAACAAAAATTATCTCAGAGGATAGAAAAGAAAGTTGGGGATATAATGATTGTTCAGAGGTATCTCAAAAAGAAGCCGAAATGATTGCTAGACAATTAAGATACTTAATTAAAACTGGTCATACAAAAAGATATGAAGCCCAATGGGAAGCAAGAAGAAAAACTTTAGAAGTTCATAATGAAAAAGTTGAAAAAGAGTTGGAAGAACATTGTCAAGATGTTTATAAAAAACTTGGTAAAACTGTTGCACCAAAAGACTTTCCAAAAAAAGACCACGACAAATGGGAAAAGATTTATAACAAAAGAAATAGTGACGCTTCTTACCCTTTTTCAGTTGAAAATGTAAAAGAGTTTGCAGAGTTTTGCGAAAATTGTGGTGGCTTTAGTATTGGTTAAAAGAATTTTTTGATTATTTTTAACAATTGTTAAAAAATAAAAATAATC